CCAGAGACCAAAGGATGTGCTGTCGAGAACAAAACTTGACCGTCACCATAAGTGGGGCCACCGGCAAAGCCGTTGTTCAAGATTGCAGCAGCTTTGACCTGCTTGGTGTAAGCCATACCACGGGCCAGAGCCTTGGTATAACGTGAAGACAGGCTGTCGTACAAGTTATCTTCCACAGCTTCCTCTGTGATGGAGAAGCCCATCGCAATGGTTTCGTGGGTGTAACGTGCAGTCCATGCTTCTTGTGCATTGTCATAAGCGATGGCAGAACCCTCGTTTTTGACAGGTGCTTGACCGAAGCCAGACAGCTTTGTCTCTTCTTCAAAGCTACGCTCAGATGTCTCTGTTTCGTAGATTTCTTTGTGCTCTTCGCCGTATTTAGCGTACTCAAGACCGAACAAAGCGTTCAAGCCGGGGAGTAATTCTTTGAGCAGTTGTGCGCGTGAAATAGCCATGATTTAGCTCCTTAGATGCCAACGGCGTTAGTGAAAGCGGAAGCGCCGGGATTGAACTTCACAAACACTTCAGTGTATGTGTCGGTCAATGGAGAAGCGAAACCGATGATCTTGAACGCAGCGGCAGTAGTAACTACTGTGCTTTCCAAAGCGCTGGTAGAGTTACCTGTACGGGTGTTACCTGTAGAAGTAGACTGAACAGCGGCAAAGAAAGTGTTTGCACCAAGAGCGGCTTGAGTTACTTGACCATCCAATTGAGCTTGGAACGTCACGTTAGGGTCAGTGATAACGTATGCAGTCACCACGCCGGTTGTGCCGGAGGGGTAGTACTGACCGTAAATCTGCTGGCCTTGTGCGTTGATGTAGGATGCACCAACAAACACGCCCCAAGCACCAATACTAGAGCCACCAAGATTGTTGGTAGTCAAGTCTGCGCCGGTAGCGGTAGACAAAGCGATATAACCGTCTGCGTCGATAAGAACTACTTGTCCAAAAAACAAGTTAGTACCAGCGCCGCTGGTTGGGTTAATCAAATACTGACTCGTAGCGCCAGCATAGGGCATGCCGTCGTTACGATTTATGGCTCGTAGGCCATAGGGGGTATTGGTCATTGACATTTAAGTCTCCAAAAAAATTTAAGTACCTTTTCCGAAAGTGACCGTGGACTTACGTTCTTTAAACATAGGCATCCGTGGGTCATTTTCGCGCATATAAGTATTGTCTACAGACTGCATTTGAGCATCCGCCTGTTGGCGATAATACGCATTACGCTGTTCAGTAAACTCTACTGGGGTTTTGCAAAGTAACAAACCACCGACTTCAACGCTATCTGGAAACTGTGCATTGCTGCCGGATCCAAACAAACGGATTTCAGGATGGTCAGAAGCCTTTACAGGTTCCCAGCCTTCACGCAGTTTTGAAGAGATATTGGTAGCGTCAGACTTATTCAAGGTACTAACACGGATCCAACGGAAAGCATAGCCCGGCTCTGGATGAGGATCAGGCAAAAGCTGGGGCGGCATCCAATGTTTTGGACGGGCAACAGCCTCACGGCTTTCAGTGTCACGCTTAGCACGAGTTTGAGTTTCAGACATATCAATCACCTTTTCTTAATTCTGCAATTTTTTGAGCCATGAGTTCGTGGGATACACCGAACTTTTTAGCCATCGTTACCTGAAATGGAGTGAGCCGGATCTTGGAAGATGAGGTGCTCCGTGTCGCAGGTGCGACGACATTCGATTTTTGACGAGGAGCGGATTGACTCTGCTGAGTTTCCGGTTCGTTGCTGTCCAGACCGAAGTTCTCTGGAAACACTTGGCGAATTCGCGAATTAAGTCGCGTATAGTATTCGTCGGAGTTAGGGTCGATTCCAGACTTAATGAGCTTAGTGTGTAAGCCCAGAGCAAAACTGGTCATCTCATCATCACTGCCAAACCAAGAATTCTCGCTTTGCCATCTAGCAGCTTTAGGGTCTGCTTGCGGTTGACGAGGGACTTCCCTAGGTGCGATTTTTACTTCATTTTCTTCCTTTTGTAAAGCAGGACGAAAATTATTTACTCGCTCCATTTTAATTTTGGCAGAAGTTAATAACTCTTGAGCCTCAACTAAAGCATCAGAATCACCTGATTCATACGCCATTTTGTAGCGTCTTTTGGCATCATCTACCTCATTAGATACTACTTTTTTAGCCTGTTCTAATAATGCTGACTGCCCTTCAGATAATGAACCTTTGAGTTTTTTATTCTCTTCGGCTACCGATTGGGCAAAAGCTACAGCCTCTTCCCGCTCGCGGGCAGCTTCCTCAGCACGGCGACGCTCATTGTGAAAGCCAGACTGGAGGTCAGCAATACGTTTCTTAACCTTTTCGTCGTACTTCTCAATTTCATCATCGTCATTAGATTGAGTAGGTTTTGTTTCTTTTGCAGAACTTTCAATCTCTACATCTACCCCGCCATCATCCTCAGCCTCTGGTTTTTTCTTTTCCTCATCTGGAAAACTAAATTCTTGTTTTTCAATTTCGGGCATGATTTACTCCTTAGTAGTTAGGTCGCTGAATTCCACGGGGATCCTGTACAACCGCTTCAACGCTATCGTCGTTGATAAGTCGCCACTCGGTACCGTGTATTTTCATTCGCGTCCCAGTATTAGGTCGCGTAATGATGAAGTCTCCAACTTTGCATGAAGCCCCTGAAGGAAATCGTTTTTCGTCTTTAAAAGCGTCTGGGCCAATCTTGGCTACAAACAAGACGGGAGAAAGCAATTCTTCATGGTGCATTGCTGTGGTGGACTTTAAAATGCCAGTTTCGCTATATTCATCTTCTGCTTTTGGAAGCATACACAGAAGGTGATAAGTAGCGGGATCGGGCACTTGTCGTGCTTTTTCTTCTGGGTCTTTGTTTAGAAGGCCAGAAAGATCAACAGCAGACACATCAAATTCACTCATCGTCATCATCCTTAATTTTTCTTAAAAGGTCATTTAACTCATACTGCGCGGTTCGTAGACCCTTGATTACTCCGCACATACCTTTGTAATCAGCGTAGTCTTTAGCCACGCCATCACATAAAGATCCAGTCAAATCTTGTACTCGTTCATTAATCTTTTGATTTAAGACTTCAAATATTTTCAGTTCCATGATGCACCTCTAATGGTTTAAAAGTAATAGGATCGTATTTAGCGGATTTACTCCACACTCTTACGTAGTTACAGACAGGTCTTTCCTCACAGCTTTCACATTTTTTGTTGTTATTACTGTTATTTCCGGGGTGTGCGCGGTATAAATACAACACTTTAGGCAGTCTAACTATGGGGAATTTCTCTGCAATTTGCATGAAAAGATCCCCATCTTCACACGCACTGACCAGTTTTTCGTTATATCCGTCAATAACATCCATTACTTTTCGGCGATACATCCCAAAATGCCGCCAGCCATGCTGGTGTAACTTGTCAATATCAAAAGTTTTACTCTCCGAATACAGTTGATGCTCACCTTTTTCTCCAATTTGAGCCAGATCTGAGTAGATTAAGCCTACATCTGGTAGCTGATCGAAGCTTCTAACCATCTCATCCAGTGAATATCTCTCTAATATGTCGTCATTATCTAGGTGACACACTAAATCACCCGTAGATAATGTGTAAGCCCGCTTGCGATTCTTAACAATCCCTATGTTTTCATCATTCCGATACGCTTTAATGCGGGGATCATAGGTAGATAACATATATGCCACCTCCCATGTCCCGTCATCAGAGCAATCATCAACAATGATTAACTCCCAGTTCTCATAAGTCTGCCTTAATACACTATCAACCGCATATTTAATATATCTGGCTGAGTTATACGCCGGCATTAACAGAGAAACTAGGGGTTTTGTCATTTAGCCTCGCGTCATTTTCGTAATAACATCAGCTTTAAGCTTCTGCTCGTTCTGTTTCTGCTGAGCTTGAAGGCGCATAGCTTCTCTACTGCTCTCAGCCTTGATCCTCTCAGCGTCAATCGCCAATCTAGCCTGAGCCAGCGCCATATCAGCCTGATCTTTTGCAGATTTACGCTTAACTTCCTCAGCTTTGATCTGCAATTCAGCCTGTTGCATCTGAATAAGTGGATCCTGAGCCTGTTGTTGAGCCTGTTTCTGCTGAGCAGCCGCCATATTTGTCTGTAAAAGCTGGGCACTGGCCTGAGCAATCAATCTAGACAACTGAACTTCCACATCCTCTGGCAATTCCTTGTCAGGTGGTGGCAAAGGTACGCCCATTTGCTCTTCAATCTTGCGTCTGTACAAGAATCCTAAGTGCTCAGCAATGTGCGCTTGAATAGCCGCCATCATTTGCTGAGCCATAGGGTTCTGACCCATCGTCTGAGCAATCATTGGATCCTGCATGAACGTCGTATGCGCTGCAATGTGAGCATCTTGATCCTGATAAATGAACGCTCTCGTAGGTTCACCCTTCAAGAATGCCATGTTCTCAGAAATAGGATCGCGTGGAGTCTCATCGTCAGGAGTCGGTACTAGCTTCTCACCATTCTTAATACCCAACACCTCAATCATTTGTCTATGGAGGTTAGGTAAGTTGTAAATCTGAGGAGCCTGCGCCGCCATTTGCATAACAGCTTGGTACTGCATGATCCTCTGAGCCATGGTCGAGCTATTAGGATCTGACACAGGGATAACGTCCACCATGTCATAGTCTTCCTGCTTGGCCATCCTTGTACCAGAAGCGGGATCGTAGTCATACTCTGTAGGAGCGTAGTCTCTAATGATCGCTTTAAGGATCTTGAACTCTTGCTTCATAGCGTAGTGAACGCGAGCCTGCACCGCAGACATCGTTTTCAACTGACGCTCTAACAAAGCTAACGTAGTTCCCACAGGAGAATTAGCAGACATATCACTGATGTTCATATCAGCAATAGATCCCAAACGTCTGCCTTCTTCAGTGACCTTATCTAACAACATAGACAATACTTGTGATGGCTCCTTATAAGGAAGCATCATGATGTTGTCTTTGATAGAACCACTAGGTACGTCTACGTCTCTAAACTCACCCGGAGCGATAGGTGTGTCGTCACCCTTAACTCGGAGTCCTCTAGATTTAAGACCGCCGGGCAGATTGCTTAATGTGCCAGCATCAATGAGTTGTCTAATAAGAGAAGTACCGGCACGGGCATAACCACCAATAAGATGTATGAAACCAAAGCCATAAGCACCAAAGCCGGGTACATAATCATATTGAACAAAGTGCTGGCGCTTAAGTTTCTTCTCATCTGTTTCATTCCAGTTCCTGTAAATAGACAGAATCTTATTTGTACCTACATCAATTGTGATAATGTAAGGTAAAGCAATCCCATCTTCATCTTCATAGCCGGGTAAGTCATAGTCAACCTGAATCTCATAAATCTGATAACGGTCGTCATCAGTAACTGAGTAACCCTGCTCATCGGCCTTTTTCTTTTCTACGTCAGTGTGTAAATTACTAGGCTCTCCCAGATCTACATCAACATAGAAACCTGCTACCTGTAGTTTCTTAAGTTCATTCTTAGACTTACGCATGATGTGCGTAACTCTCTCAGCAGTCCTAGAGTTACTAGAGCCGTAGGGAATAATTACATCTTCAGCAGGAACGTAGACAGAAGTTTGCCGTCCTAGAGAGGGATCGTAGTAGACTTTCTTAAAAGCTGATCCCGCGAGTCCTAAGTTAAACAACATTCTTTCGTGCTCAGGGCGATACTCAGGCATCTCCTCAGTGAGCTTATAGTTCATGTCCTCCTGAACTCGCGCAGCCGCTTCAGTTTTAAGGCGGTCAATTGCACCAATAATTTCAGTTTTGACTGGCCCCGCCGCTGGGAACGTTTCAATAATCGTCTCACTCTGGAACCGAACCGCAGCTTCAGTAAGGATAGTCGAGAATACGCCGCAAGCACCGTTCCACGGCTCAGTACGTTCTTCATACTTCATCCCCAAAACATCGAGACCCTTGACATACATCTCCACCCAGTCTTTACGGGATGTGATGTCGCTAGAAACTTCCTCAACCAAATCAGAGCCAATCGTAGCCAGTACGCTGTCATCTATAAATTCAGCTAAGTTATCGTCAAACTTATCTCCTCCTCCAGTCGGTGGAGTCAAATCAATCTCAATCCCATCTATCTCAATCGACATAGATTCAGGATTCTCAACTTCAATTTCAATATCTGGAGCCAGTGAATCTATGCCTTGTGGCATTTCGTATAAAGATTTTTCCATGAGAGCCTCAATAGTAAACGTGCTTCTTTCTGAAGCCGATTAGATCTTCACGCTCATCTGAATCGAGCCGCAAAAACCCACCTTGTCTGAAACGAATCAGAGCTTGTACACAAGCATCAACCAAGTCATCGTGATCTGCATTCGGAAACGCTGCCATCTGCTCGATTAACTCGTGCGCCCACCTCGTATCAGGTGCCCATACTTTACCCGACTTGAACAAATCAGTCACCGAGTTTAGTCGCACAAATTTATCATTACCTCTAGACGGAGTGTATTCACTCACCACAATCCCCATCCGTCTTAATTCAAAAATCAACGGTGCGCCAGCAGCTTTAGCCTCCACAACAAAAGCATCCGGCTCCCAATCTTTATAGTGGTTAAACGCTTTCTCCTTCAGTTCAGGAAACTCCATCCTCTTCTGAAAAGCATCTAACAAAATAATATTTATATCCTCTGGGTTCTCATTCAAGTGAAATACACCAAGGGTCACGCAGGCGGAATAGTCTGATCGCTCATTCTTAGTAAAGGCAGTATCCCAACTCTGAATGATAAATTCACACTTAGGAGGATCCTCATGCTCCCAAATCTTCCACCACTCCCGTTTAACTAAAGCACCCTCTTCTCCCGTGGGACTTTGTTGATACTGGGCGTTCCACTTACTAGGAGGAAGTTCATCTCTCAGAGCTTCTAATTCCTCTAAACTCCAGAACTCTGGCCATAAAGGTTTCCCACTGGGCATGATCGCGGGCAGTTCTATAACCTCCCACTCTTCCCCTTTATCCCTACTGGCTGCATCTTTGATAATCCTACCAGTCAGGTCTTTCTCCGACCAGCGTGTCATCACTACAATAATAGATCCACCCGGCTGTAAACGCTGACGAGGCCCAGAGGTGTACCATTCATAAATCTTGTCAAAGACCGTAGGATCCCCTTGAGCTAAAGCCGCTTCCTGTTCAGAGTGAGGATCGTCAATAATCAAAAGATCCGCACCTTTTCCGGTAACAGTTCCTCCAACGCCGATAGCGAAGTACTCTCCACCCCCATTAGTAGCCCAGCGGCCAGCAGCTTTACTATCCTGTCTCAAAGCAACATTAGGAAAGATCTTAGAGTACTGCTCACTGTCTACTAAGTTACGAACCTTCCTACCAAATCCTACCGCGAGATCCGCCGTGTTTGAACACTGAATCACTTTCTTATGAGGATTCTTCCCAAGGAACCACGAAGGAAGTAAATACGAAGCAAACTCAGACTTAGTATGCCGAGGAGCCATGTTAATAATTAATCTCTTAATCTTCCCATTAGCAATATCCTCAAACTTCTTAGCCATGAGAGAGTGGTGCCTCCCTCCCACAAACCCCGGCCACATCTGCTTGATATATTCCATAAAAGAAGCATGCGCCTTCTCACGAGTCAACGCACTCTTGTACGTCTCAACACTCGCTAAGAATTCCTCCTGCTCGTTCGCAGGCAACTTCTCAATCAAATCTTCTAGCTTCATTCCAAATTTCTAAAGTTAATATACACAGGTCTAATCGTCCTACCCTGTCTATCCACCTTCTTTATAACACCTATATTCACAAGCCGCTTAATTATTTTAGAAGTATTCGACATACTCATCTTTCCCCTCTGATGGGCTATATCTCTAAGACTCGGACTAAACCCATACCTCTTCCACCACTCATCAATAATCAAAAACACTTCCTTCTGCACCGGGGTCATCTCTACCTCCATACACTCGTTAAACGTCTTGTCGCTCTTACGCGACACCATCTTCTTATTGATCTGAACTTTAAAAATCATTTTTGCAGAAATGATTAATCATTTCTAGATCGCAGAAATCATTTATCATTTCTACGCAGAAATCATTAATCATTTCTAGACCACAGAAATGAGAAAAATTTCTAGAAAAATTTTTGTAGAAATCATTAATCATTTCTACCCGGGGGGTCTTCCCTGAACGCATGGGTCGGCGGGCTGGAAATATTTTCTATGGGTGGGGGATCCGATTCTTTATCTGACAGTTCGGGTGGAATAGTATGTATAGGATCTTGGGACTCCGCAACGTCATTCGGGGGGGTCGGGAGTGGGTGGGTGTCGCCCGTCAACTCGCGCAAAAGGGTGTCCGCCTCGATGATCGTTGCATCCTCCGCGCGCCCGTTGAGCATCTCCCGCAACTGCGCCATGATCTTGGCTTTGGTATCCTCGCTCGATGAGATCATGCGAACCTCTTTGCGCTCGGTAAATGCAGACACTTCCGTTACTGTGCCAAGCACCTTAGAGGCTTGCACTTTGGTGGCTTGCTTAGCGTCAGGGTCAATCAATACCTGTACGAGAGATTGAATAACAAGCTCCCTCAAAACCGCAGGGGTGCGATGTTTACTCGCCTCAATAGCCAGCTTGTAAGCTTCTACCTCAAGGGTTATTCGCGGGTCACTCGCCAGCTTGTAAGGCTCTGTCGTGATAGTGGCTCTTGTCGCGTCTCGCTTGTGGCTCTTGCGGTACGCTTCCGCTTTACTCTCTCCGTGTGCAAGCTCCTTCGCGAACGCTTGTTGTTTCGGTGTGAGATCCTTTCGGGAAACGCTCAGAATGTCTGTCATTGGTACTTGTTCCAACCCTTCCCTTATCTGCTTTCTGCTTAATGTTTTCATGTGTGTTCTCTCCTACGTTATTGGGGGAACGATAAGCAAAACTGCCCGGCTTCGCCTGTTCCCGACCGCGCGATTGGAACAGAAATGATTAATGATTTCTAGCCCTTTTATGCAGCTTGTTTTTGTAATCATTTCGTTCACAATTTGAAAAGCACTTTCACCCTGTTTTTGTAATGCTTTCGATTACATAGGGAAATCCCCTAGCGTTGTTTTTAAAGGGTTTTTTCATACATGGCACGATTCTATTATGCTTATATAGTGTAAGGCACAACATTTCGTTACACTGCTTTGCACCAACTTGCAAAAGGATTGATAATGTTAAACGACCAACCAAAAAACTATTTTATTTTCGGCTACAAAACTGACGGCAAATTGATAACCCTCACGCCTGACGGCTTTCACGAACTGGGTTCGGCTCTCGATGTTCTAAGCAATATTGACAAATCTTGGAAGCCGTTTGTTGCCGTCCGATTGACCAATGTTTAACCCAAAGGAAAAACCATGCAAAGACACTACATCCGACTCAATGGCAAAGACTACACCATCCGCCTACACGATGACGGGCGCATTGACATTGACACCACTTGGGAGATCCCACACCCAAGCGATGCGGGTCTAGTGCATCCGCGCATGGTTCACCGCTACGCCTCAGTCAGCCCTTACGGGCGACTCGGCAAATCCATCTTGAAACAACTTGAAACCACCTAAAGGAAAAACCATGCAAACAACTTCCACACGCAACATGTACGGATGTGACATTGATCGCTTCATTGCTCAGATCACTAGCGGAGCAACTTACCGCATATCCGGTGCAAACATGATCGTAGCGGGTCTTATGTCAGACGCTCAGGAACTGCTCGCCCTTGGCGAATCAGAGCAAGCCCGCCAAACCCTAAACCGCGCCAAAGCCATTCTGTTCAAGATCATGGATGGAGAGCTTATCGGAACTGTTGCGACCGCCTAAGCCATGCCTGAAGCCCTCCTGTGAGGGCTTTGGGGATTACTTACCAACCACCAAAGGAGAGACCATGCAAGAAATTGATTTTTACCCTCAAGCCGTTAAAGCGATGAACGGCATTGTTGACAAGGGCATTTTGAACGATGCCGTTTTCGCCCGCAGGCAAAACAATTATGAGACCTTAGCCTATCTCATCCGAATGGGACTGAACGGCTCTGCCAATGATCCGGTCAAGTTTGGATTGATCTTTGCCGTTGTTGAATTACTTGACCAAGTTTAAAAGGAGACCATCCAATGACTACCATTGTTTTAGACACACCCGAAAAGATCGCCCGCTTCCGCCTTCTAGCCCTTCGGGGGGCTTTGCGCCTTGAGATCGCGGGAATGAAAAAGCGAGGCCAATCCGCTTATCAGATCCTCAAAAACGAGGGCTATTCCGGCACTCGCGCCCAAGTACTTGAGCAACTTCACAACCACCTAGAAACCACAAAGGAGACCATCCGATGAAACGCTATTTTGTCCACATCCCAACATGGATACATGTCGCCATGACTTGCTACGGCACGAACAAAAAGGACGCTATCGCCCGATTCCGCCATCAGCATGGGCTTGTCCGCATGCCCAAGGGCTACGGCATTTGGGAGGCTTGAACCATGTTTACCTATATCGCGTTTTACAAAGGCAAAGAAATCACAGTCAAGGCTTTGCGCTCATTCGATGCTCAGGAGATCGCTAGCAAGATTTTTAAAGCCAAAAAAAGCTACGAAGTGACTGTGATGCTTGTCGCCAAAAATGACGAGCCAGTTATCCACAACCCCGCAATTCTCTAAAGGAGACCATCCGATGACACGCGAATACACAAACAAACTTTTAGAAATGGTAGAGGAGGGAATCCTAGACCGCGACAACGTAATCATGGCTTGCGTGAAATACATGAGCGAGGATGACGTTAAAGACATGATGCACACCAATGAATTTATTCAGGATGAAGAAGAAACAGAGGAGGAAGAAGAATGACCTACACCAACCAAAAACAGATCAGAGTCGCCTTTTGGGAAGCCTTTCCCGATTTGCCAAGAAAACGCCACCGCTACTCATGGAATCAAAACGACAAAAACGCAGAGTTAGTTTACGCAACTGATACCCGTTGCGCCTTCGTAGATTTTCTCGATTCTCTGAGCCGTTCCGGACAGATCAGCGAATCATTAGCCAACCGCGCAACACTTTAAAGGAGACAACATGAAAAAACTTGAATGGAATGAACTGTGGCAAGCAATGGAAGAAAAGCCATCCGAATGGATACCCACCACAACCAAAATGTTTTGGGAAATGTTGGAAGTATTACCACCGAGGGCGCAAAGGGGTGACGCTTTCCTAGTTGGGGAAGCCTTGCGCCATAACGCACAAGGTGAGACTGTTTACGCTTGCTTTTCCCGCTTCGGTGAGAACTGTTACGCCAAAAACTTGACGTTAAAAGAATTCAAAGAGGCAACCGCATGAACTACCCGACCGCCTTCGTTATCGCTCAAGGTTACAAATACGAGCGCACAAAAAGCAGCGCACGAGCGAAAACCTACCGCACTTGGCTAGCCCAAGCCACCGCCAAAGACCCCGCCAACCGCCTAGAGATCGTCCGATTGTTTGAGATAGGTAGGGCAGAGGCTAGATAACCATCTGAAGCCCTTTTTGAGGGCTTTGGAGGGTACTTTTGCCCGAACAGGAGAAAACTAAATGCAAACACGCACACGCAAAACACATCACGGCTACATGACCGAGACCAATATCGCGCTCAGCGATTCAATGCAGTTATCGCTTACCACGATGAAAAGATCATCCGGACAACTGACCACGACCGCAGTCGTGACCATCCGAGAGGGTCAGTTTTTCTCGCATCGAATGTTTCACGACTACAACAAAACGCTTTTGACGAGCCGTGTCGCCCGATGCACACCCAAAGCATTGGAGACCCAACACGCCCAAGTTTTGCAGAACTTAGACGTTATCAAAGACACAGTAAACCACCATTACGCAACCTTGAATTAAGGAGACCATCCGATGATTGATTCAAACGCTTTATCCGATGCCGTTTTGAATATGTACGACATTCGAGAAGCCTTATCCGACCGAGTAAAAAACAAGTCTTTGCACGAGCCGACCACCGATTACACGATTGGCGACTGCCTAGATGATGTCATTCTATTTTTGGAACAACTAGAGGAGACCAACCAATGATTAAGATTATTACGACCAAAGACGGATTCATGGTGCAACACATGGACGGAGAGCTTGAGGGTGAATACCTTTGCGATGCCAAGGGAGACAACCTTTTCCAGTGGCACAGAGAAGCTGAAGCCGTCATGTATGCCGCTTTTGATAAAGACCAAAGCTTAATAACTGACGACCGAGCTTTACTGTATTACACCGAAAAACTGGCTCAACATGGTTGGTATGCGATGGGAATGATTCACCTTGAAGATGTTAAAGACCACATCAACGGAGGCACTGACATTGTAGAGATGCCATCCGATGAAATATTAAACCAAGCTTGCGCCCGAGTTGCCCGCAAATACTCATTCGAAGATTACTCGATGTGTACCGAGTGGGCGGCAGAACTGGCGATGCAATACGCACAGGAGGAAACCCAATGAAAACATCCGAACACTTCGCACTTGACGAATGGTTGTCTGACTATCCCGAGGGTATGAGTTACGAGGCAATCATCAAGCTTTTAAAAAGCAAAAAATACACATGGAAGATTGACGAAATCACAGTCTGGGATGTAGTGGAGGACTGCACCTTAGACCAAGTGGCGGGCTTTATTGAGTCAACAAAAAGACACTTTGAAAGGGTTACAGAATGACACACGCAGAACTAAAAGCCAAGATCAGCGATCTTTTAGTAGAGAACCATCCGGCAGAACTTGAGCGACTGACTGGCGTTGATGACACGACTTGCAAAAAGATCGTGCATGAACTCTACATGGAAAGATTTAACGACCCGAACTGTTGGCACGTTGAGCAGTCCGAGGACATTTGGGTTATCTACGGCAACACCACGGACGAATGGATAGACGAGAACGGAGATTACAGAGGCTTTGATACCGAGGAAGAAGCTAACGAATACATAAAGGAGACCATCCGATGATTTACTTTGCACTAAACCCTGACGGGCTTTTGTATAACTTGGGCGACCACGGAGATTGGGAATCGGCAGAGGAAACCGCTAGCGATCTACGCATTGACCCAATATGGACGATCAACGAGGACGAAGCCCTTAACTGGGCGGAATTTATTCTGACTGAGATTAAACAAACCCGTAAAGCATTTGAAAAGGTATCAACATGAAAGTATCAGAACTGATCGCCCACCTGAGCGAACTGCCCCCGCACCTTGAAGTCATGGTGTGGGATGCCGGAAATCGCAGCCGAATTGCGAGCGTTGACGACTCATTTATCCATGACGAACTGCCGTTCGTTGAATTAAACACAGACACAGACGATTAAGGAGACCATCCGATGACACAGTTAATCATAGATTTAAGCGAATCCAATAACGCCATGATCCACCTGATCGCCCGCGATGCCGTTGCGGAGGGTGAGTATTACGGAGATATTGATTACGCCTACGAATGTGAATGGCGTTACTTTGAGGATAACTTAGCCATGCAGGAGAACACCTGATGACCAAAGATCAAATACACGCACTAAGAATGGCATTGTTTCTCGCAGAATACTTTATTGAGGAACATTACGGGGAGTTTGTTGATAGTGGACAGGCAGAAACAGACAACGATACTCTTATCAAGGCGCGGGAAATACTCAAAGAATTAGAGGCCAAGCTATGAACTACCAATCAAGCTATTGGGACGATGAGAAGCTAGACATATTTCGAGACATGGAACGCAGGGCTTTTGCCGAGGGTAAACCTCCGGAACTGACCGACCTCTACGGCTTTATCATCGACACCCTCGAAGAACTCATTCAAGTAAAAGAATCATTGGACTAAATCATGGATACATTACGCAAATACCCACGCACCCTAGCCGAAGCCTTTCCCAAGGACTCAGAACACCGCGCCCGCTACGGGTGTGCCATAGAAATCACAGGAGAACCTCCGACTTATTGGCCTGAGACCTTGCAATTTGCCGTAGTTTGTATTGCAATAGGCTATTTGCTTGGCAAAATCTTTTAATGAAGAAAACTCTGTTCGCAATCTATCTCGTAGAAGATGAAAAAGGTTTCGTAACTGTCAAGTCTGACCACATAGGCCACGGCATGATGAGTTACGAAATCGGCTTAGAGATACTCTCCAACCTCAAGATCGCGGAGGCTATGCACCCCGAGATCTTGAGCGTTGACTACATGTATTACTCAGACCAAGTTCAATGACCGCACTAGGCTTAGCCCAAACCGGAGAACCCCTATCCTTTGGTGCGTGTCGTTGGCATCCTCTCCCTCAACATCGCTCATCCAATAAGGCCATCCGATCTCCTTAGCGACCCTCTCCCCCGTCTTGCTTTTATCGTTATCCGCAACAATGAGTCCATCCGGTAAGCCCTGCGCTACCTTCTTCATGTTCCCCGCGCTAAAACATACATGTATCGTGTACCTCCGGCTCATCTTTCTGAAAGCCTCTTGGATAGACAAACCCGTGGCGTAACCTTCGCAAAGAATATGAATTCCTTTATTGTCCATGACCAACTCAGCATTACTCGTGCGCTGACCATACAAGAACTTCTTAGATCCGTCCTCCTCGATTAGCTGACATCCGACAAGGTGTCCATCCACCCTCATGGGTACGACCATCGTCCTCTTACCCTCATGCCCCCACACCATGTCCTCTGCGCCTATAAAACCTTTCTTGTCTAGGTACGCATGCTTACCTATGACTGTCTGACTCAGGATAAAAGCAGCCCGTTTAACTGCATCCGCCTGATCCGCCCGCCTCTTTTCCTCAACCGCCTGTAAATCCTTGGCAATCTTCTTTCTATCAACCTTGATCGGTGTCTCTGGTTGCCACACAGATACCTCTGTATCGACCGCATGGTTCTGCACAAACCCGTGATCGCCCATGAACTTGACCGCCCCGTTCCTTTTCTTTGGATGGTCATCCGTTGGGTATCTCCTCCAAACTCCTATCGGTGGAGGGATGTCGATCAATACCCCATGAGCACGACAAAATGAAATGAATTCCATTACCGCATCCTCCTGATTGACTTGATGTATCTGTCAATCCCATCTTTAACAAACTTAGAAACTGTATCGTTGGGCATGACGGGGTTATCTTCTAGACCCCTAGGCCAGACTCCGAACTTCTCTCGGTACACATTAGCAGCCCGTCCCTTCGACCATCCGTTGTATTTCATGTACCAGTTCATCATCGACCACCACAACTGCTTACTCTCGCGAGCCATAGTGCCCGTTAGTTCTTCCATCTCACCCGCTACCGCCTCAACCTTGGTCTTTCTCTGCCGTATATGTCCACAACTCTTGCACATATCAGAGTTCAAAGGCCACAAAGCACCACACGCAGGACACTTAGCTAACTCTTTTTCCTTCTCACTAGGTTCTTTCTTGGTCTTTTCCGCCCCGTCATCTAGTTCACTAACACCACCACCGAACACCTCATCCCACTCCTCGCGGAATCTAAGATAGTTACCCGAATGATCTAGCCACACAGCAAAGTCTTTGCCTTGATGACCACGCATCACCCGTCCCATCTGCTGAATGTGGGAGGACAAGGACTTAGAGAACGGCCTAGCCGAGACTCCAATCATCACATCGGACACATCAAATCCTTTAGTCAGGATGTCCGTAGCTATCAGCCCGTGTATCTCTGTGTCCGGTTTACTAAACTCCTCGATCACATCCTTCTTATACTGATCGTCATCCCGATAACTGATATTGATAAAGTTATAGCCACGATCACCAAACTTCTGCGCCAAGTCAGCACCATGAGCTACACCCGAACAGAACACAATCGTCTTTGCCGGCTTACCAAAAATCTCATTGGTCTTCTTCTCCCACTCCACAACAATATCCCCTGTGATCTGCATGCCACGCTTGGTAGTCTCAGTAGGAGACCACTCGCCCGCCACCTTCTTAGCCCCCTCCATGTTTATTTCTTTGGCAATAAATACTTTTAGCGGAACAAGCACCTTGTCATCCACCAACTCCTGTGTCGTGACAGTAGAGACCACATCCTCATACACCTTGGCTAACCCCTTGGTAAAAGGTGTAGCACTCAGACCTATGACTCTGATCTCTGGATTGTTCTTGATGAATTCGACTGTTGCCGCACGGGTCTGGTGGGCTTCGTCAATGATGAGTAGGTTTAGATCAGGGAACTCCTCCCGTCTCTCCAAGGTCTGAGCCGAGCAGATCTGTATCTTCTCCGAGGGCAGATCACGCCAGTGGCCTGACTGTAAAACCCCGTGGTCAATCTTGTACTTGTCTAGCCGTTGACTCGTCTGATCGCACAGAATGATCCTGTCTAAGACCATTGCCGCCCGATTACCCTTCTCCTTTGTGGCTTCGAGCAAAGCGATAGCCATCTCCGTTTTGCCTGCACCCGTGGGGGCGTAAAGCATCAGGCTTTTCTTGCCCGATGCAAACCCCTTACGCAATGCCTCTAGCGTAGCCTTTTGATAAGGCCGTAGTTCTAATCCCATATTGTTTCTCCAGCTACCCACACATTAGCCTGTGGGCTTAGGCTTTACTTCACTTCTTTAACTGTCTTTGCATCGCTGCAATTTGTTTCTTCATTGCCGCATTCTCATTTAGCAATGTGTCCCGACTGATACGGGTAGACTTCAATTCGATCTCTAACAAACGAATATCCTCACGCAACTGCGCGATAGTGCTCTCAGCTAACTTCTTCTCCGACTCGTCAGCCGCATAAACTGCTACCGCCAGACGATCCTTAAGCTTGTCGTTCTCATCTGCCAATGACTTAATCACATCACCCGAAGTGTCATGCTTAGGTTCATCTGGCTTCTCGTACTTAGCTTTACGCTCAAACACTTTACCATTACGAGTAACCTTCACTACCTCTGGCTTTGCACCACTACGCATAGACTCGACCAAAGTAACAGACACACGGCATGCCTTAGCTATCTCTGCCGTGTTCCAGAACTGCCACTCGAAGTCATTAAGCATAGCCTGAACTGCGTTACGCTTGTCCTCGTTTGTTCTGTGCCGGCCATTCTCTGCGTTCACACTAAAGGATCTAAGGATCGCATCCCTCAATGTGCCATTGACTACTGTTACCTCAATGTCCTTGATCCCCGCCTTCTGGTGGGCAAAGTAACGATGGTATCCGTCAGTCAAGTAATACTTAATGCCGTCAAAGTACACAAGCACCGGAGGAAACCGAGCACCATTCTTAAGTGACTCTGCGTATTCGTCCACCGCCTCTTGAATAATCTTTACCCGTGACTGCGTACCGCCATCTATTGTGAGTTGATTAAGTTTCATTTGCCCTGTCCTTTCATCGTCCATCCAATTAAAAAGTAACACCACTTAGTGTTTATGTTTATGTTTGTGTATCGCTTTCCATTCCAAGCATCAGCAATGCTTCTGCCCTTGGTGGCCATGTAAGACTCAAACGCCTGTCGTGCATCGTTCATGATTTCGCTTTCAGATAGTTAATCTCGCGTTGGTAGTGGGCTATAAGCTCCTCCAACATCTTGCTGTATTGCTTTTCCCATTCCAGTTTTGCTTTCAGTTCTTCCATTACGATCTCCTTATTGCCCTTCTAGTCCAGCAGTTTGCACAATGCCACTTGTTGGGTGACATCTGAATGCCTCCCTCTGGCGGCTTCTCTTCCTTACACTTGTCACATTTTTTAAGTTGGTGATAGGGCTGCTTACTCCCAAGCACCAACTGTTGCGCTACAAATCCGTTCATTCTTCGTCATCCCAAAAATCTTGAGGCCATACCAGTACGGGTGTCGTAAACCCCAAGTAACCGCCTTCAATGTTGAACTCAATAAACTCTCTAGCTTCCTCGGCATCCATGCCGTCTCGCATGAGAATCTCCCTTATCTTTTCAGCGTCATAGACAAGCACTTGAACCTGTTGTCTATCTCGCCAGATCATTGCGGGGCCAAGGATGGCTTCGTCATATCCGTCGTATTTAATCATCGCTTCATCATCCTTACGTAAGTGTCAAAGCTTTGAGCCGTGTCGCCAAATGGTTTCATCTTGTCAAACTCTTTAGCTACCTCCTCTAGCGTGTCGTTCCTGATCTTCTCTGACACCTCATTGATCTGAGCCTTGACCATCTGCCGCTTGCGCCAGCCCATCGCCTTCTCCCATATATTTAATTCAGGTTCTGACATGGAATTCCTTTCAGTTCTGGAAACATTTTGTCTACTTGCGCTTTGATTCGGTCATTTCGTTCTTTAATCTTTGCCGCCCTCGCAAGGATCGGTGCAAGAAACCATGTAATTGTTTTGTTGTAACGAAGTTTTCTTAATGTTTTCTTTCTGTTTTTTCTTACTTTCATTTTGTTTCCTGTATTCAATTACCTCATTTAATAAACTTTCCATCTCGTCTGCCGCCATCAAATGAAAAGGAGTAATCGGTTTGTGGCTTGCAATTGAACGCATCATGGCAATGGTTTGCCTTGCCGTTCGTTCACTTAGGGGTTTCATGTGTTTTTCTCCTTCAAGAATTCTTGAATCGTTCTTGCAAACATAATTTGTACAGGTGGCATCTTTGGTTTCCTGTAGTCCTTAGCGGTTAGTGCATAAACCATTTCAATCTCCTCATCCGTCAAACCAACCCACCCACGCTCAGGCAACGGATGCCCTGATTGCTTGTAGGCTTCATCACGCCAACGTTGTGCTCTTTGTCTGTGGTACTCACAGTTTGGACAGTCAGTCATGCTTGTCCCCTTGCTCGGATGGCGGTAGCGCAAGCATCAGCAACGGCCATATCTTCATCATTAAACATCTCTCTTTGGTCAAAAGTTTCACACAACTTTGCACACGCCTCACGCTCGGCAGAAGCGACAAGTTCAGCAAACCTTGTCATTGATTCAACATTGCACCGCCAGTGTTCATACAACAAACTGTCCTTTATCCCCACCTCTTCAGCCATGCGGATGATGTCTTCTCTGTTCATAGCGGTGCGACTCCCTCATTAAATTCATTTAATTCTTTTAACCATTTCTTAAATTCTGAGAGTTTGTACAACTGCGGCCTGTTCCCGACATGAGCAACTCTGCGTGGAATCGCCGGCTTCGGCGGCGTTGGATACCCTTCACGACGTTTGCCTTTCATTTTGTTTCTGAGATCTGTCTCATCAATTTTTAATCGGTCGGCAATCTCAGATATTTCAAACAAAGGTTCACGCTTAATACGATTTGCACTGCTGTAATCTGAATAATTAATAAAAATCTTCATGGCTATAACGGTGCGTCCTCGTGGTTATCAGGGTTGAACTTAGGAACTTTGTTGCCAGTGTCCTTGGGGTTTGGGAATGGTGGGAACGGCCATGTCATTTCGTATCCTCAAAGATTTCATCAAACTGCTCAACCAACTTCTGCGTTACCTCTGCTTCCACCCACGCCACCATCGTTCTACCAAGGATGTTGTCGAACTCTGGGAATGTCTGGTTGAATCTCTCTATCTGTTCTTTAGTCATCACTGATCTCCTTTGTTTAACTTTTCTTCTCTCTACGTGGCACTGCATGTCGTCCTCCCATGTAGCCCACTCAAATAGCCAACGCCACATGAGGTCTTCGTTCATGCAATTGAACTGGTAGTAAGCCATCGTCAAGCATGTGTCTTTAGTTGGCCTGTCCATTCTTGATCTCCCTGATTACTCTCTTGATAACCGCAGCAGTTACCCCGAACCTCTCAGCAATAACTCTCATAGAGAGACCCTCGTTCATGAGCACCTCAACCCTGCGCTTATCCACCGATGTAGCAGGGCGACCCGCCCCTTTCCTTGCTCCACCATGCGTTAGATTCTCTCCGTTATACCTCATTGATTGTCTCCTTTTATACCTGCTATGTTTCCATTTATTATTGCACAGTTTTACCGTTCTGTGCCGTCTTTTGTAAAAGAGTGATAGGGACTTTCCCTAGTGTTGCGTTTTAACTACGCCAGTCTGTTTGATCCCAGTTTCCTTTACCGTGATTACATGTATGGCATAGGATCTGTAGGTTTTTAATGTCCATAGCAAGGCTAGGCCAGAGCTTGCGAGGTTTAATGTGGTCTACGTTCATCACCGCTCCGTCCAAGGGCGTAGCCCCACAGCACATACACTTCGGCCCATACTTCTTCAACGCTTCCATTCTTAACTTACGCCATTGGAATGTATTAAGAAATGCGTCAGTAGCTACATAGGTTTTCTTTACCCTCTTCACCGCCCGTGGCTTCTCAGCCACAGGCTCTCGGTACTTAGCAGCTTCAGAACTAATGTGTTCTATATTCTTGTAGCACCACTTCTGGTAGGTAACACCACTGGGCTGAGGCAGACCGTCTATCTCTAACGCCATACACCCTAGCTGATACGGACTGTAGAACTGCTTGCTACCGTAACCAAGCCGTGACTTTGCGTACTTACATATCGTTGAAACACTAACTGGTTTAGCCATACTTCTGACTCCGAGTGAGGTGAGTGAGCTTCGGAAGGCAAAGATATGCCTAGGGGAGAGCAAGCTCTCCACCTATAGCATTACCTGACTCGTCGCTCGTTCGATCGCCACATCAGGGGGTGCGTAAAGTTGTTCGCCGCACCCTATCTCCCAGTGTTATCCGCCCAACAAGCGGCATTCCCTAACCACACCACTGGGAGGCAACTTTACCCTCGCCACCGTGTACCGCCTCAATGAAGGGCTGGATTGGTATAGCTACTCTAAGGTCACTCTATCCCTATGCGCTCGGAGGGGGAGACTTCTGTCCGAGATACGATACAAGCCAGAACTGTAGTGATCCTGCTCCTTGGGAACTACACTTTCACAACCGCCATGACGCGAACTGCTACTCATTTCCTTCACCCTCAGTATGAGACCTTACCCGATAGACTCTTGCATCGGCTAGGTGTGGAGGTGAGACTGGGACTGCTCACATGAAGCAGTGGCGTTTTAGCATTTCGTCCGTCGGTTATGACTGTACCGGCGCTAACCCGATACACAATCCCAGTCTCGAAAACAAAAAAGCCGTTAATGAAACCCCGGTGAGAGAACTCAAGTCTTGTGGACTCAGGCTACCCCAGAGGGGTCGGGATTTCATTAACGGCTCTAATTGCATTGGCTCTCACACCTAGCGAGCGGATTATAAACACAACTTTTCCGGCTTTGCAACAGCCCGTAGAAATCTTTTATCATTTCTGCAAACTACTTCCCCCTTTTTGGGGGAGGTAGTCATGGATATTGCTCTTCTACTATGGGAAACAGTAACCGGCGTTAGCGACCGCAAGCGACCACTAGCGACCTTAATCGGCGACAGGTGGCAACGTTGCCACTGTGTAATCCATTTTGAAGCCGTCTTGTTGCCAGTCAAAGGTGACTCCCTCTGCCCTCAAAGCAGAAATCACAACAAGAACTGTCGCGGCAATTGGATTTCCACCAGCTTCTAACCTAGCTATTGTTGGCATAGAAAGGTTTGACTTCTCAGCAAGCTCCTTCTGCGTCCAGCCTAAAACGTTACGCCCTGCCCTTATAGCGGGCGCGATTGTCTCTATGTTTTCAAAGATATTCATTTACTCTCCGTTTTTAAATACGACACCGTGTCGCATTTGACAAAAAAAAGCGGAGTCCGAAGACCCCGCAAATCCAACAAAAGGAGACAAAAGCAACTCACAAAACAACCAGCCGTCTGGATTGATGTCATCTTACTCGCAGCGTTTAAGAATTTCAAGTGCTTCTTGCGCCGAATTAACTATTACCAGCATTCCACCTGTCCACTCATCAAAGAATTTCTGCTCGGCCTCGGTCAGTTTCCTAGCTGACGGTACTTTGTCCCCGTCTTTGACCTCCATAAGCACCGTATAGCCCTTGTAAGCCACTAAAAGATCAGGGATGCCATCACCCTGCGAGATGATCCTTACAAACGCTCCTGCGCCCCGTAATGCGTCCACTATTTTGTTTTGGTTAGCGTCAATTCTGTTGGCGTATCTCATGGCTTCTCCTACCTGATAAAAATATTTTAACCTACCTATTGCAAAATTAAAATGTAACAGGTACAATCACACAAACACTAACAGACAGGAGTGATAATGAAGTTCACAAACAAGTTCAACTTACCTCAGACATTTGTCAATGTAATTCATCGGCCAACGTATTCAAAAGGTAAGGCACACATCTCTGCAACTGAGATCATTAACTCACCTCGTATTGTTCAGTTAAAGAAGAAACACTGGGACGACATTGAGCAAGACGCAAGCGAGATGGTGTGGTCACTGTTTGGTTCTGCTGTTCACAATATCTTAGAGCACGGCAAAGATAAGAACCACATCGTTGAAGAAAGACTCCACCTTGAGTATGAAGGATGGCATATCTCTGGTGCGATTGACTTACAAGAGTTAGAGCCTAATGGGACGATGACTGTCAGTGATTACAAAGTCACTGGCGCATGGGCTGTGATGAATGAGAAGGATGACTGGCACCGCCAATTAAATATTTATGGTTGGATGGTGGAGAAGGTTAAGAAAGTACCAGTAGGTAAGCTTCAGATCATTGCGATCATTCGTGACTGGTCTGCCCGCGATGCCGCATCTAAAGAGGGATACCCACCATCACCAGTAGCTACGATTGATATTCCACTGTGGACATTTGAAGAGCGCGAAGCGTTCATCACTAAACGAATCTACGACCACGGCACAGCACTCTTTGAGATGGAGACAGATGGCGAGATGCCTGACTGCACACCAGAAGAAATGTGGGAGAAGAAAACTTCCTATGCTTTAAAGAAGGATGGGAACGTGAGAGCAAAGAGTGTTCACGAGACACTTGAGGATGCCGAGAAAGCAATGGCTAAGTCCGAAGAGACAGCCAAGAAGAACGAGAAGTTTGTTATCGAAGTAAGACAAGGAGAAAGAACAAGATGCCGCAGCTACTGCCAAGTGTCACCGTTCTGCACTCAATACCAAAACTACCTAAAGGAAATGCCATGAAACCAGTTAGCCTATCCCTGACTCAGCAAAGCGCAGAACTAATTGTTCGTGCTTTGATTGAGATGCCGTTCAAGCAAGTCAATCAATTGATTCACTACATTGACCATGAGATCGCTGTCTCTCAGCAACAGATGCCTACCAACACAGTCACTGTTGCGCCCAAGACGCACAAGTGGGGTGTCAAGAAAGACGGCACTCCAAAGAAAAAGCCCGGTCGTCCCATTGGATTTTAAAGAGGTGAATCATGGAAAAAGCAGAACTCAGAAAAGCATGGAGACATGCTATTGAACATCATGGTGGACATTGCCCAGTGTGTGATCGTTGGGGAAAGATCTATTCACGCAACATCAACAAGTCTATGGCTAAAGCTTTGATCTGGCTATGTAATGCGAAGGCTGATGAAGCAGGTTGGGTTAACGTTCCCGTTAATGGCCCTCAGTGGGTTGTTAGAACTAATCAACTGGCAACACTTCGGTGGTGGAATCTTGTTGAACGCAGACCCAAGATGGATGACGATAAAAAGAAACACTCCGGCTACTGGAGAGTTACGCAAACGGGTTTGGACTTTGTGTTGAAACACACACGGGTTCCAAAGAAAGTATTCACATACAACGGTGAAGTCGAAGCAACAAGTGTTGAGACAGTCGCTATTGAGGACTGCTTCAAAGAGTTCTTTGACTACCAAGATGTGATGAATACATATTTTAAAAAAGGTAAGTAAATGTCAGTCCATAAAAAACTAATGCAAGCAAGGGTCAAGCTTCAATCCACAGAGATGAAGAAGTCTGGCCTTAATAAGTTTGCAGGCTATTCATACTTTGAGTTGGGTGACTTCATCCCTCACATCCAAACTATCTTTAATGATATTGGTCTGTGCGGTGTTGTCTCTTTCAATACTGAGTATGCAACTCTGTGTATCACAGACGTAGATGACGGCACAGTCATCGTTGTTACATCACCTATGGCAGAGGCTAACCTTAAGGGTGCTCACCCCATACAAAACCTAGGCGCGGTCGAGTCCTATCAACGGAGATACCTCTGGATGACGGCGATGGAGATTGTGGAACATGACATCATTGACTCTGCTCCCGAAGCTGAGAAGGTGGAAGTTAAACCAGAACCTAAACCGGAACCGAAACCAGAGCCAGTTAAGAAGACACCAGTTCCTTTGAAGATGGAAGGCCGTGACGACAAGTCTTGGCACCTCATCGTAGAGAAGGAACCCGGTGACTCAAGCGTTTCTTGGGTAACAGCAGTAGTAGACATCACACACATGGGACTAGCAGAGACTCACAACGAAGCAGAAGTGATGAAGCTGTTTACCAACAACAGAATTATCTTTGATCGTCTGAAGTTAGAAGACGTTGAGAGATATACCGCGCTCATGGGCGCATTCAAAACCCGTAAAGAAGAACTGAAAGGATAATCATGGCTACGAAATACCCAAACTCAGGAATACTCGGCAAAGCTAAGCAGCCTAAGATCAACCCCAACTCACCAGACTACACTGGAAGTATTGATGTTGACATCTCTCTCATTAAAGAGATGTTGGAAGATGCCCGTCAAGAGGGCGCTGACTCTATCAACATGAAGCTTGGTGCTTGGATCAAAGAAGGACAGTTCGGAAAGTTCTTCAGTATCAAAGTGAATAACTATAAGAAGCCTGCTACGCCCCAACAGCGTAACATTCCTGCCGACGATAGCGACATCCCCTTCTGATGCAAACAAGCCAGTTTGAAAGCGTTAAGGTAGCTCTCAAGCAAGACAAGACTGGGTTCGTATTGACACTCTCAATACACCCAGACGACTTGCCCGAGGAGATCCTGCGCGATTTTGTTGGCGCTCGATACCAAGTAGTTATGGTTCGACTTAACAACGAAGAACGCCCTATGAACAGAGAGCAAGAGCACTCTAACGACGGCGTTCGAATGGCTGGGATGCTCAGTAGGGATCCCCAGTTCCACAAGTTTCTCTACGATGGTGGTCATATCTTCATTGCTAACGAAGAAGAAGCAACCAGTTGGTTGAAAGAGTACTTGGAAATTAATTCAAGAACAGAAATAAAAGACAGCGCCCGTGCTCAAGAAAAGTTACGTGGCGTAACACAGGAGTTTTCAGCATGGAAGATAACCGCTTAGTCCCTTACTCAGTACACCTTAAGCGAGAGGTGTACGACAAGCTAAAGCTGGCCGCTGGTCAGCGCAAAGCTTCCGCCCTTGTGCGTGATGCTATTACGATGATCGTCGAAGGCGATGACGAGTTCAATGGTGGATACAACAAAGGTATCCGCGATGCGATCTCTGTTATTGGTGAAGATGAATTAGCTTCGGCTATTGCATACAACGGTGACACTGTTGCCGATCTGTTGGCCGAGAAACTTTCAGAGATGATTGTTTCTCAGAATACAAAAGGTAAGTCCAATGGCAAGAAAAAAGCCTGAAGGTGTTAAGAGTCTGGTTAAGTTGGAGCCTGTCTCCCTTGACCAGATCACCATGCTTGACTTTTTTGCAGCCTTTGTCCTCATGGGCTTGGCCGGCGGAGAAGACATGCACCAGAACGCACAACAAGCATACGACCAAGCGGAGGAGATGATGCTTGAAAGGATGGAGCGATGAACAGAAAGACACAGATAGAACAACTAGAGCGAGCCGTTGGCGATGCTCATCGTGCGATGGCTGTACAAGAAAGTATTTGGATGGAGGAGTGGGAAGCTGCTCGTAATCCTTTCATAGCCATTAACGAATGGAATAAGAACCACGATAGACGAATGGTCTACATTCAGCCGTGGCTTGATGCAAAAGCAGAACTTAATAAATTTAGGAACAAAGAATGACTGAAATCTATGGCGGGAAGATGGCCTTCCCCATACACAACACTGGCCACGGTTCTCCCTTTGATGAGGGTATGTCTCTTAGAGACTACATAGCTATCCATGCAATGCAATCTTTAATACAAAACGGTCAGCATCCTAACGTACATGGACTGTGCCGCGATTCTTACAAAGTAGCAGATGCCATGATTGAACATCGGGTATCAGGTGAACAATAAGCTAACCGCCAAGCACAGGCTTCACATAGGCAGAGTTAAGGAACTCCCTTGCTCTGTCTGTGATGAACCCGGCCCATCGGATGCTCACCACGTTAAACAACATCAACAGTACACAGTAGTAGCCCTGTGTAAATCCTGTCACCAAGGCCCGATGATGGGTTGGCACGGGCAGAAACGGATGTGGGCTATCAAAAAGATGGATGAGTTAGACGCTCTAGCTGTCACGATAGAGCGCCTACTTGAATCGTAGAAATGATTAATGATTTCTATTTCATTGCCTTGCGAGTATCTTCAGCTTGCTTGGCTAGCATAGAGATCAACTCTTTCATCTGGTCAATCTGCTCCCGCTTGGTAGATCCGTCTAAGCTGGTGTCGTTAGTTACAACAGAGATCTGTTTACGGATGTTAGCCATCTGTTTAGATGTCTCGGTGTACATCTTCTGAAGGGCAATCTTGTCACCTTTATCTTCCATGATCTCTTGGACTTTATCCATCTCACCTATCTCAGCGTAGTGACGCATGTCAGCAAAGGCTTGTTGGATCTGCTTATTGTTCTCATAAAACGCAGTGGTGTACTGGGACATGTTAGACGGCAGCGTCTTCACAAACCCAAGGCTGGCCTTGTCCATCCACTGAGTATCTGGGTACGCACCCTCTTTAAACGGCATGACAGCGTACATAGAAGTTGAAGCAACTGTTCCGCCCAACCAGCCAAAGTAGCCCTTAATAGCATAGTCCACCTGAACTGGGCTTAACTCTGCTTTTTCTGGCAAAGCTATGTTCAGTACAGGAGCCAAAGCCATAGCCAAGGGGCTTGTGGTGTCAGCTTTACGTTCAGCTTTAGACAAGGCTTCCATGCCAGCAGTCTCGATAGGAGCACCAGTAAAGCTATCCTTATTGGCGTACAAATCAACCACTGGCTTGATAACCTGCGGTATTGGGTTCATCGCAAAGGTGTCAAACATCATGCGGCTAAGAGCACTTGTGAACTGTTTACCTTCGGAGTCAGCGTCAAAGATTTGCTCGGCTGTACGCTCGGCAATAGTTCCAAGAGCACCAATTTCAAACGGCTTAGGAATACGCAGAGCCGCTTCCATACCGGGCAGACGGATCCACCAGAAGTTATCTCTATCCCAATCACTACGCTTCTGGAACTCTTCGTCGTCTTTAAAGCCCGCATACAGAGCAAGCGAAGCAAGGCAGACCGCACTGGTAACGATGGAGAAAGCCTGAGCCTTCTTCTTATCGTTAAGATCAAGCTCTTTACCAGTCAGTGAGTTATAGAACACACGGCTCGTAGGAAGAATGCCATCACGACCCAGCTTATACAAGCCTTGGATACGTGCATTCATAAACGGCACGACCTGAGTCAAGTAACGGAAAGCACTAAATGATCCTTGCATGGAGAAGTCCATCAAGTCACGAGCTTCAAACGATGCTTGGAGGTGTGTCAATCCCCGCTCACGTAGCTGGTTGTACAGCGCCATGCGGTTAGCAGCTTCAGACTTGTTACCAAGTTCTTCATACTTATCAAACAGCTTAGCCAAACCAGCCTTAATCTTATCTGGGGTATCTAAGATGTCAGATTCTTTAACGCCTTTAGCCAGTAGCCTCTTAATTAACTTGGCCTGATTACCTTCATAAGCTGTACCAAAGTTAAAGATAGCACCGCCGGCCAAAGCAGAGATGTGTGCAGGGTTGTTCTTATCAGTAGAGATCCATCCATCAACCACGTTGGCAAAAGGATTCTTCTTCAAGTCGGACACAGCCATAGCTTGCACCGAGTCACGGAACAAGTTGTTTACCTTGAACGCAGGAGACATCGTAACGCCGTACTGAAGCATGTTCTTAAAGTCACGAGACACATCAAGGAACTTAGACTGTGGCCCCATGTACCCAATGGATGTAATGGACTCAAGCAAAAGAGGATCTTTGACTGTGTAGTAAGCAGGCTTGCCCTCTTCCATAACCTTCACAGTATCTGGGCCGGGTTCTGTGGCTTTCTCTACGGCATCTAGTTCAAGAGCATCTTTAAGCGTAGTCGCAGCGGCTTGGTTCTTCATCGACGCAGACAGGATGTGACTCCAGTTACGCAGGGTGTTCTCCATGAGATCACCGAACGGACGATCTCCTCCGCCTTTCAAAGCTTTAGAGAACTGCTGACGGGTCAGACCTGCGGATGTCTGAGCACCCTGAAGATCACCGTCTTCCATCTGGCGATAGAAAGGAATGTAGTAAATATCACTGACAAAGTTATCGTAACTAAACTGGTCAATCAAACCTTGATCTAAAGCCACATCCAAGACGGAGCGGTTTAAATTATTCATGTCTTTAAGGACAGCAGCATAGACCTCAGCACGAGGCTTGCCGTCAATAGTTCCCTCAGACAACTGCTTACGATTGGCTACCATGTAGTCCATATCTTCGCTGCGTGAACGTTTCTTTTCTGGCAAGTTAAATTCACGGTTCAATGCAACCCACATCTGGTAACGATCTACCTCAGAACCTACGGGCTTCAGTGTCTCAACTAGACCTTTAGTATTCTGTTTAATGTTTAAAGCACCGCCATCGTTAAACACATGGCCGTTGAACAGGATACCTTCAAGAGCGCCGTCCACACTCTTAGATAGACGAGCCTGCATATAACCTATAGGCGAATAGTCTTTGATCGTGCGGTACTGGTCAGCAATGCCCTGAGCAAGACGTTGCCAGAAACGATCCTGCATGTCAGAGATCTTCTCAACAATCGTTCTGCTCTGTGGTTTAAAAACACGGTTAGCCGCCTCTGTAAACTGTGGGTTTACACCTTGCATAGTCTCAGGAGCAAGAGGTTTCTGTTTCTGTAAGGCAGTAGAAACTTTTTGTTTTACTTCAGCAACAGACTTAGGCATCTCCATCTGGTCTGTCATTTCTGAGTAGTCAACTTCACCCTTATCAACTTTAACCCCTTTAGGCTGTTTAGTTTGAGCAAGCCTGTCTACCAAATTCATTACTTCAGTTAAAGCGTTGACATCTTTAATGCCAAGCAAGTCAGCGACCATGCGAGTAAACGCTGTCCACGCACTACGGCGACCACCGTAAGAAATCTGCATTAACTCATACTGAAACTCTGGGTTTGTCATTGCCTCGGCAGTGAACTCACGCTCGTTAGTCAGGCCGTAGAAGTCTTTACCTTGACGGCGCCG